CTGCGTGTCGAGCCGGAAGCCGCGCATGTTGACGACCAAGTCGAAGTGGTAGATGTCGCGCTCGCTATCCGACATCTGCGGCAGAGCGTCGTCGAGATCGCATTCGGCGATCACATCGTCGGCGCAGTAGTCGCCGAACTCCTCGAAGCGAACCGGGTGATCCTCGGGCTCGTTCCAGTAAATCTTCAGGGGGTCTTCCGTCTTCAGCGGCTTGCGCGGTATCGAGAAGAAGTTGATCAGCGCGCGACCGGCGGGGTTCTTCCGGTTCTTGACCCGCAGCAGCATCGTCGCGCCATCGAGCGATCCGAGCAGCGACATGACGTGAGCCCGCGCCATCGTGCAATCCATCTGGTGCGGGGACAGAGAGCCCCAGCCCATGCGCGGGCCGCAGACGAAGTGCCAGATCGCGAGTTCGAACATCGCGTTGTGCGCCACGACCGTCCGGCCGCTGGCGATCCAGTCGATCAGTTCGCGCGGCGGCGGGTCGCCCCGTCGCCAACGCTTGACAGTGCCTCGACCCCACTCGTCCTCGATACACCAGCAGGCCCACAACACCTCCGTGGTCGGGTCCATGGCGTATCGCATGGCCCCGTGGGTCTTCAGGTTGCAGGCTGACCGGGTCTCGAAATCCAAATGGCAGCGCATGATCAGTCCTGCCGGGGAGTGCCGTCAGGAAGGCGAGTGACGGCGACGTTCGCCCACATCGCATTGGAGCGATGATTGCGGATAACGAACGTCTTGTCCGGCCCGTCCGGCAACTCGGCGTCGAGCACATCGTTGTACGCCTTGGCCGCTGCACGGACCCTGGCCATTCGCTCCTTCTGCGTGTCGGTCGGGCTCAGGTATTCGTAGGTGCTTGGGTGCATCACGACACAGTATCCTTCTCGTTCACCATGCACTGTACCCCGGCGACGACAGCCTCGGCAGCTTCGGCGTCGCCGGGTTCTATGCGGGCCACGTCAGCCCCAGTCGTCGCCGGACGCAGCGGCGGTCTTCGGCCCCTCGTCCCAGTCGTTCTGCGCCAAGCCCGCGCTCTGCACGATCGCGTTGGCGTTCGGGTCTTCGATTGCCACTGCTCCGGCGAAGTCTTCCGGCGTGCCGCCACCGCCCGCGCCGCCGAACGGCTTGTCATCCGCCAGCTTCATGGTGGACTGGAGCCCGAAGAACACGCCCGGATTGCCCGCGCTTGTGGACTTGATGATCGCCAGCTTCATCGTGACCCAGCACCCGGCGTAGAGCACCTTGTCCAGTTCTTCGGGCAGCACTGCGACCACGCGGCCCCCGACGTTCTGGAAGCACGGGACCGCCTGCGTGGACTTCGCCGTCAGGAAAGGGAAGCCCGGCACATAACCGGCCACCGTCTTCTTGATCGGCTCGAACCCGCCGTCTGCGACCGCGACCTTCAGCCCCTGGTCCTTCATCGGGTGGTTCTTGCCACGCGGGTTCAGCATCACGGACGGATCGCTGACGGACGGATAGTGCATTCGCACCGCCGCCTTCAGAGCCTCCATGATTGCGGAGATGTTCTTGTGGGTGAACAGGCCACTGGCCTGATACTTCGGCGTCGCGCCGGCCGTCATCGGCTTGGCCGGCTTCGACAAGCTCGGCCACGACAGGCGCACCGCGCCCGAGAACACCAGTCCGCCTTCCCCGATGCGCGGCGGGTTGCCGGCGATCAGGCGGTCATAGAGTTCCGGCACGAGGCCGATCTGCATACGAGGGTCAATCTGGTTCGACATCTTGTTCTCCATTTCAGAGCGTCACTGCCGAGGCGAAGCCGGCCTCGGCGACGGCAAGGGGATTGACCGCGTCCCCCTTCGCGCTATCCGGGACCAGCTTCAGCCCCGAACTCTCTTTGACGACGAACTCGGCCATGGCCTTGACGCCGTCCTTACCCGCAGTCTGCTTCACCAGCTTCTCGGCTTGCGCGACAGACAGAAGTTTGCGCGGGGCGAAGTCATCCTCGTCCAGCAGTGTGTTGGTGGCGAACCACGCCTTGGCCGCGTCCTCGTCCGAGAATTTCCGGCGCGCCTGCTTCGGGACCAGCTTGAAACCAGGCAGCGGGTGCCCCGCCATCGCCAGTGCCGAAGCCTGGTCCTCCACTGCGTCGATCCACGACTGAAGCAGCGGCAGCACTGACAGCGTGGCGGCGAGCTTCGTCAGGTCGTGGCGCATCTGCTCCGGCGAGGGGAGCGTCAGCACCACGTCGGTCTCGGCCGGAGCCTCGGTTCCCGCCCACGACATGACTTCGCGGGATACCTCCGGCAGCGTGGCGAACAGCGCCGGGCAGACGTGCGCCGCCGGGCACCAGTGGCACTGCTCGTCACCGGGGACGAACGGCGGGTCTTCCGTCTTGGCCGCCGCCACCGCCGCGTCCACGTCGTCGCTGAAGGCGATCAGGTCGGATGGGCTGTAGATCGCGGTGCGGATCGGCTCACCGACTTGGCAGCGCGGCTGAATGATCGTGGCGTCCACGCGCTCGACGAGGTGTTCAGTGATGCCGAACAAGACGCACGAAGCATAGAGCTTCATCTGCGGCGTGTTCTCGTTCACGTACTTGCCGCGCCCGTGCTTGTAGTCGATGACGATCAGCAGCTTCAGCGAAGGGATGTAGATCACGACATCGGCGGACCCGCCGACATCTTCCCCGAGGGTGAACATGCGCTCGACCCAGTACACAGCGTCCGGGTGCTTGTTCAGTATATCGTTGACGTGGTCGAGCGCGACCTGCACGGCCTCGACATCGTCGGCCTCGAACTCCGGCCAGCCAGGCTGAAGCGCCTCACCTGCGAAGTCCAGGACTGTCTCGCGGCGCTCGCGCACCGCCATCTCGAACAGCGCATGTGCGCGCGTGCCCGCCGCCATGTGCTCGTTCTCGGCCTGCGGCGGCAGCGTGGCGCACAGCCGGGCGCTGCCAGGGCAGCGGAGCCAGCGGTGCGCCGTGGAGCCACCGAACGTCAGGTGTTGCTTGACGGTCGGCTGTTCCATCACGCGGCCTCGTAGAGCTTGTCGATGGCGTCGAGCAGATCGGCCGCGCGCAGCGCATCCGGGCTGGTCACGCCGTAGAACTCGGCGAGAATGAACGCGGCCTTGTCTTCACCGACGACAGCGGCCACGTTGCGGAACACTTGGCGCAGCGATGTCACGTGGTTCGGCGGAAGCACAGGCCTGGCGGGCTCTTCGAGCACTCGCGCGGGGGCCTCTGGAGCGGGCGCAGGCTGCTCGGGAACCGGAGCAGGGGCTTGCGCGTTGGGGGCGTCCTCGTTCCGGTCGGCCCCGGAGTTCTGGTCTTGTTCAGGCATGTCAGTGATCCTTCTTCATGGTTGTAGGTGTATCGAACTCGGGGGCGGGCGGGAGCCACTCCGCCATGGGGGCTGACGGGCCGCCCCCTCGCCAAGCCATCCGCACGAACCCGGTAGCGGTAGCTTCATATCTTCCGGCGGAACTGAACCGCCCGTATTTCCGGTACTGCCTTCCTCTGTTCTAGGCTCCGCCCCCGGCACCACGCCTTACAGCGTGATCTCGCCCCGGCCGATGGCCTGGAGATCGGCGAGCAGCTTGGCGCGCTGGTTCTCGGCGGTCAGCTTCAGCGTGCCCGGCGAGCCATCGGCCTTCTGGAAGTGCTCGGCGATGTACTTCTTGACCTTGTCCGGCCCGCCGACCCCGACCTTGGCGACGGCCGCGTTGCCGGCGGCGATCAGATCGGCCTCGCTCGGAACCGGAGCAGCCTGTTCAGAAGGGGACGCAGCGGTCGTCGCACTCGGGCCATTGTCGGAGGGCTGCGACGTGGCGGCCGGCGTAGAAGCCTGGCCCGACGACGGACCGGTGGCCGCGCTCGCAGCAGTCTCCGACTTTCCCGACGCACGAGTGGTCGCCGGCTTGGTGGTCGTCACGGTCACGGCCTCGCCGGACAGAGCGGCGGCAATGCGGCTCAGGTCGGCGGGATCGTTCGTCTCGATGTTCAAGGTGATCTTCATGTTCGTCTCCGTTGATGCGGTGATACCGCGCATATGTTTCTATGCGTTTCGGCCAGCGCGGTCAAGCCGAAAATTCAATCCTTCGTCGCCATGGCCTCGTGAAGGTTGTCCTTCGTGGTGATCGAGACGATGGTGTTTGCTTTGCGGGTAACGATCTTCGCCACGCTGTCGTCGAAACTGTTGTTCAGCATGACGAAGCGCGCGAGGGTCGGGCGGGTCTGGCCTTTGCGCCGGATGCGGCGCACGGCCTGGACGTTGTCGGCCGGGGTCCACGAGCTTTCGAGCATGTCGAGGCGGCAGGCCGCCGTCATAGTCAGGCCCGTGCCGGCGGCTGTGATGTTGCCGACGATGACGCGGACGCCCTTCGGGTCGTCCTGGAACGAGCGCACCGTCTGCTCACGCTGGCGCTCGCTCGTCCCGCCGACGATCATCTCGGCCCGGATGCCGTGCTGGTTCAGGTGCTCGGCGACAAGCTGGATCGCCCGGCGGTGGTGCGCCATGATGACGAGCTTGTCGATGGTGCCGGACTTCAGTTCCTCGGTGATGAGCCTGGCGTAGCCGGGGGCCTTGGCCTCGGCGATCAGCGCGCGGAGCGTGGCGATGTGGGTGCCGTCGTCGAAGGCCAGCCGGCCCTCGGTCTCGATGCTCTGGATGATGCGCTCGGACAGGCCCGGATACTGCTTCAGGTACTCGACGACGGGGCGGCTGTCGCCATCCACCGGCAATACGTCTAGACGGATAGGCGGGAGCGACGATCCCACGTCATCGAACGTCCGCATCAAGGACATATCGCGGAGCATGGCCTGAAGCTCTGGCAGAGCCTCCTTGCGCACGGAGTTAGCGACGCTGAACGTGCCGACGCGCTGCTTGAAGAAGCGCTTCTGGAACGCGGTGAAGTCGAGCCTGGTCTGGCCGGACAGCCGGAGCGGAACCCACAGGTCAGCCGGGTCGTTCTTGATCGGCGTCCCAGTGAGGCACCACACCCGCGAGGCGAAGCCAGCGATGCCGCCGATGCCGTCGCCCTTCTCGCCAACAATGGCCTTCGTGCGCTTGGCCTCGGGGTTCTTCAAGTAGTGGCTCTCGTCGATAATGAGCGCGTCGAAATAGTCGCTCGCGATGTCGCCCGCCCAGTTGACCGCCTGCTCATAGCTCATCACGAGCACGTCCACCTTGCCGCGCTGCCAGGCTACCAAGTCGAACACGCTGTCCGCCTTGACCACGCGAGCGTTGTCGCGGCCCCACAGTCTGATCTGGTACGGCCAGACCTGGCGCACGCCGGCCGGGCAGATAACGATTGACCGCTCGGCCTTCACCAGTTCGCGGGCGCGGATCGCCTGCGCGGTCTTGCCAAGGCCGGGTTCGTCGAAGATCGACGCCCGGTAGTTGGCAGCAAGAAACGCCGCGCCTTCGATCTGGTACTGTTCAAGTTTCTCAGTCATCTGTCAGCGTCCTGAAGTATTCGCCTTTGCAGATGACGGCGAACATGCTGTTGTCAATCACCTGCTCAGCCGTGAAGTAACCGTTCTCACAGATGCGACACACCCTGCGCCTGAAGCGCACACCGGCATGGCTGCGGCTGTCTGTCACACGGCTCGTGCTCGCGCCGCACGCCGGGCACTTCGGGCCTACCTGGTCGGCAGTCTGTGCAACCCTGAACCCGTCGTGCTTGTGCGCCGTCATGCGCCCATCCTCATGCACACATAGCCGGGCCAGACGCCCATCTCCGCCACGGTCGCCCGGCACTTGTCCCGCGCGATGCCTTCGCAAAGCTCGACATGCAGGCCCCACATTTCCTTGTCGTCCACGACGATCCCGAGCCCGTGCTGGCCGGGCTTGTCCGGGCGCTTCAAGATGTCCGACAGCAGCTTGACGCGGTTGTCGATGTCGCCGCGAACCTTCGGGGACAGGTCGATCCACAGCCCGTAAGGGCGGCCCCCGAGCCATGGCAGGTTGTCACCCCTGCCATGGGTCTCTTCGACTTCGCGCAGCCAGAACCGATAGCCCGCCGTCTTCATGGTGAGGTGCGATCCCCGGCGAGCGGCGAACGCACTGTTCACGGAAGGCGGAAGCGGCAGGTCCAGGGTGATGACGGACTGGAACGGCCGCTTCGTCATCACACGCCGTCCGGCTTCAGCACCGCGCCCTCGTCGAGCGCGTCGTGGACCGAGACGAGCGCGGCCATGCGCGCATCGACTTCGGCCCGGAGCGCCTTCACCTGGTCAGGCTTCGTGCCCGGCCATGGGCGCTTGCCGTTGCGGATCAGCGAATAGTAGGACTTCGACAGCCCGAGGATCGCGGCCATCTCCGTGTCGGTGAGGCCGGCAGCGACGGCGAGCCCGACGAGCGGCGGAACAGGGCCGCTCGGCGCTGCCGCTGCCCGCTGGCGGGCCGGCGTGGCAACCGGAGCCGGTTCGTCATCCCAGTCGGCCGTCGCGGGGGCCTCCTGCTCGGCGGCAGGCTCGTCATCCCAGTCCCCGGCGGGTTCGGCCGCAGCCGTCCCGCGCCGCAGGAACGCCGGAATGTCCTCGTCCTTCAGGTCGCCGTTCTCGATCGCCTCGACGGCCGCCGCGCTGGTCTCGATCGACACGGCCGCGCCGTGCTTCAGCGACACAGCCAAGTCCGCCAGGCGCGGATCGTCGTCGATGTAGGCGTTGATGCTGTCGGGCGACAGCTTCGCCACCGGGAAGCCGTGAACGGCCATGCCGAGGGCTTCCCGCAGGGCCTCGACGCGGCCTTGCCAGTCCTCCGCCTTCTCGACGCCGGACAGGTCCACGTCCAGGCCCTCGACGTGCTGCGCCAGCACGGCCGGCAGATCGGCGAGCGGGCCGTCTTCCGAGATCGCCACGTCCATGTCGGTGGCGATGAGTTCCGAGACCTTCCCGAGCGCGCGGGAGAGTGCGGAGCGCACGTTCTCGCGGGCCACCTCGTTGCACTGCCGAACCACCTCGTTCGGCATGGTCGCCGCCCCGGCCGGCCAGGCGGTCGGGTCATCCTTCAGGGACAGGCCGAACTCGCTGGCCGCCTGCTCCGCAATCTGCTTCACGTTCAACATGAGACGTTCTCCTTTCGCATAGAAGATTATGCGTTTCCGCTGGCCCTGTCAACGATGAAGGGCGTAATGGCAGGTGTCGAAGCTGTGGCGCTCCTGGCAGGTGCGCATGGCCTCCTCGTCGGACGAGGCGATCCACCAAAGCCCGGCCCCGAGCGCGACGGCCGCGATGATCCAGCGCATGCCGCTTTCTCCTTCTGCCGCCCCGTGCTCATCAGCCACGGTCGAGGGCGGCTCCGCCGTAGGACGCGGGGGCTCGCCCCCGCGTTTCACATCAGCTATTCCGCCAGGCCGTAAACCAGGCGGTGGCCGTGGCCTCGTCGTAGGCGCGCCGGGCGGTGGCCGTGGCCTCGCTGTAGGCGCGCCGG